ATATTCTAACTATGTCTTGGCAGGACACAGGTCCTTCTAAGGAATGGATTCGTATTCGTCGATGGGACTTCGACCCATTTGCAGATGTAACTACTTGGGGTGCAAACTCACAGACTGTAACTATCTATGACTACATTACACCAGGACGTACAGTAAAGGTGATGTATGCTACGCCTCCAACTGCTATGCAAAATGGTACAGATGTATTTACAACCACTACTGGATTCGCTGAATCAGCTCGCGACATTGTAATCCTCGGTGCATCATACAGACTATTGGCTTACCTTGACCCTGCTCGTGCAGGTCAGATTAGCCCACAGGCGGACGAAACAGATGGCAAGCGCCCATACGGTGCAAGCGCATCAGCAACAAAGCAACTCTTTGCTCTTTACTCACAACGTTTGAACGAAGAAGTGTCAGCTATGCAAAGTCAATACCCGCCACGAATTCATTATACTCGATAGGAATATAAATGACAACACGCAATTACTCCTCTCGCTCGCAACAGACAACACTAACAAGTGCGGTTACTGCTGGCGCTACAACATTAGTTGTCCAGTCAGGTGCTGCCCTTTTGGGTGGACAGTCAATTCCTGCGGGTACAACCTTTACGATTGTTGTCGACCCAGATACAGCAATCGAAGAAATTATTGATGCCACCGCGGTATCGACTAACACCTTTACAATAACCCGTGCCATTGATGGCTCCTCAGCACAAGGCCACTCAGCTGGTGCGGTTGTCCGTCACATGGCTATCGGTCGTGACTACCGTGAATCCAATGCCCACATCGAGGCTTCTACAGGCGTTCACGGCATCTCAAACTCTTCATCGGTTGTCGGAACTATCGACACTCAGACACTGACTAACAAGACCCTTACAGCCCCTACAATCACCAACCCAAGCATTTCTGGTGCAGGGGTAGATGCAAGCATCGTCTTCGAAGGTGCTACAGCAGATGCCTATGAGACTACCCTTACAGTAGTTGACCCTACACAGGATAACACAATCACCCTGCCTAATACAACAGGCACAGTGGTTATCGCTACGGCGACACAGACTCTTACAAACAAGACCCTGACTAGCCCGACTATCTCTGGCTCTCCAGTTATTACTGGTCTATCCTCTGCAGGGATGTCAGCATCCTCTGCTACTCCTAAGGATTATGTAGATAGCATTTTAGGTTCAGCAACTTCAGCAGCGACTTCCGCTGCTAGTGCAGCAACTAGTGCAGCATCTGCTGCAACAAGTGCTACAAGCGCAGCAACTTCAGCTACGGCATCAGCGTCATCTGCTACAGCCTCAGCAAGTTCAGCAACAGCAGCAACAACCAGTGCTACTTCAGCAGCAGCCTCTGCCACAGCAGCGGCGACTAGTGCAACTAGCGCATCGAACAGCGCTACCGCAGCAGCGACATCAGCAACATCTGCAGCAGCGAGTGCAACGACTGCTGCTAACTCAGTAGCAACAATTGCAGGCTATGCAACATCTGCTGCAAACTCCGCTACCGCTGCAGCAACTAGCGCAACAAGCGCTGCTACTTCTGCAACATCTTCCGCTAACTCAGCAACAGCATCTGCATCATCAGCAAGTGCTGCTGCAACTTCAGCATCTAGTGCTGCAACTTCTGCAACTTCTGCAGCAACATCTGCTGCTAGCGCAGCGACAAGCGCAGCCTCGGCTGCTGCAGTATTGACAGGTGCATTCGATGCTAAGGGTGACTTATTAGTTGGAACAGGCACTAACACCTTTGACCAATTAACAGTTGCTGCAACCAATGGTTATGTTCTAAGTGTTAACAGTGCAACTGCTACAGGACTTGAATGGACTGCAGCAAACCCTGGCGACATTACAGGAGTTACTGCTGGAACTGGATTATCGGGCGGTGGTACATCGGGTGCTGTGACAGTATCTCTTGACACATCATCTGTATATGTAGTTCCTACGCAATCTGGTCAGACTGGCAAGTTCCTAACAACTGATGGTACAAGTTCTTCTTGGGCACCAGTTGATGCACTGCCATCACAGACTGGTAATGCTGGTGAGTTCCTTACAACAGATGGAACAACAGCATCTTGGGCAGTAGTTGCAGGTTCTCTTGCACAGCCAACTGAACCATCATCTCCTACAGATGGACAAATCTGGGTAGATACAGATGGCACAGCAATAGGAAATCAAGTTGTTCGCTGGTCTAAAGCAACAGCCAATGGAACTACAACTCTATCTGGTAATGATGATAACTCTATTCCGTTAAGTTATGTTGCTGGCTATGAGCAGGTGTATCAGAATGGTGCGCTGCTTGCCCGTGGTGGAGACTACACAGCAACTAACGGTACAAGCATTGCATTAACTAATGCCTCTGTAACTGGAGATATTTTCGAAGTCTTTGCTTCACTACCTGTAGCAATTGTTGATGTGTACACACAGGCTCAGGCTAATGCAGCATTTATTCCTGACTCTTTAATTGATGCTAAAGGTGACATCGTAACTGCAACCGCAGCCGATACACCTGCAAGACTTGCCGTAGGTGCAAATGATTTAGTTTTAATGGCTGCTAGTGGAGAAACAACTGGTCTTAAATGGGGTGGTACTTGGACAAGTTACACACCATCAAATTCGGGTGTGACTATTGGAAATGGAACACAAACTGCGGTTCATTGTAAAATTGGTGACACTGTTTTTGTTTCTTATAAATTTGTTTTAGGTTCTACATCCTCAATACCTGGGGCTGTTACAATTGGTTTACCATCTGTAAATAATACTGTTGTTACTTGTGCAGTAATGATTACGGATACAGGAGCAAGCAACTACACAGGTCTTGGTTTTGGCGACCCTGGACAAGGCAGTGTTACAATTCGACCTAATAAAACAGATGGAACTTATGCTTCGCTAAATGATAGTCTAGGTTCAATGTTTACGTGGACAACAAATGATGCTTTACAATTTTTCCTGACATATAATGAGGTGGCATAATGTTTACATTTAACCCAGATTTTCCAGATGCAACTAACGAACAGAAGTGGGAACAGATTAAGTTATGGCGTAATGCCCAACTTGCTCGCACAGACTGGACTCAGGTAGCAGATTCTCCTGCAGACAAAGCAGCGTGGGCTACGTATCGTCAAGCATTGCGTGACCTACCTGCACAAGGTGGCTCAGCAGATGAAGCAGTATTTCCAACAGAACCAGGGAGTAACTAATGGCAACCATCAGTAATACACCAAGACCAGGCTATGTCTGGGACAGTGCAGACAATGTCTGGTATCCAATTGGAGTAGGTGCTCACGGACACACAGCAGATTCTGTTGGCGCTATTGCTAATACGCTAGTAGATGCTAAGGGAGATTTACTGACGGCTACTGCATCAGATACTCCAGCACGCCTTGCCGTAGGAACAAATGGATTCTTGCTACAAGCAGATTCCACCACTGCTACAGGATTAGCATATACGGGTCGTCGTTGGGCTACGCTTGCTAGTGGAAGTCTTAGCGGAACTGAGGTTAGTATTAGTTCATTTTCAAGTGCTTACCAAACTTTAAGACTTGAAATATTAGCACCACAAACTGCAACTAGTTCAGTCCCAGTATCTGTTCGCTTTAATAGCAATACTGGTAATCTTTATGAAGGATGTGCAATTACCTCTCTTGGAACAGGTGTTATAAATTACGCATCAGGGTCTAGAATTTTACCAATGTTTGACCAAGAAAATTGTCCAACTAGCGTAAACACTTATTCAATGTTTATTGAAATAGACAATTATAGCGAAACAATAAGAAAGTTTATTCGTGGAATGTGGAATCAGACTGATAATGTTGTAACTGGTGGTCACTGTTTTAATGCAGTAGCAGCCATTACAAGTATTCAAATGCGCCTAGATGGAACGGCTACTTTCAACGGCGGTACTTATGTATTGAGAGGAATCTAATGGGTATAGTAATAGAGCATAATGTAGAGACTGGCGAAATCGTAGAGCGTCCACAAACTGACGCGGAGATTAGGCAAGCAGAGATAGACACGCAATCGCTTGTCGCTGTTGCTGTTAAAAAAATTGAAACAGAACAAGCCAAACAAGCACTGCTTGCCCGCCTTGGTATTACAGCAGAAGAAGCACAACTATTGTTAGGGAGTAACTAATGACTAGAGCCTATAACACAGCCACTACTCAGCAAAACTCTGGTGGTGCAGTACCTGCTTTTGTTGCTGGTAAGAATAAGATTATCAATGGTGACTTTGGAGTATGGCAACGCGGTACAACATTTACAAGTCCAGTAAATACAGCGTACACAGCAGACCGTTTTTATGAAATGCACGATGGTACTGGAACTGTAACTGTAACTCGCCAAGCATTTACTCCTGGAACTGCTCCTGTCGCGGGCTATGAAGGAAGTTATTTTCATCGCCAAGCCGTCACATCTGCAGGAAATACAACATTTTTTCAAACTGGTCAAAGAATTGAAGATGTAACTACATTTGCAGGTCAAACAGTAACTGTTTCATTTTGGGCAAAAGCAGATACAACAAGAACAGGTTTAGTTTATGGAGACCAATTATTTGGAACTGGTGGCTCATCAACTGTTCAACTAGCAGTGAATACTTATTCTTTGACAACTTCTTGGCAACGCTTTTCTTTTGTTTATACTATTCCATCAATTAGTGGAAAGACAATAGGAACAAGTTCTTCTTTGGCTTTTTATTTTAGAAATGGCGGAACTGTTTCAGGTGCAACAATTGACTTATGGGGCATTCAAGTGGAAGCAGGTTCAGTTGCTACCTCTTTTCAGACTGCAACAGGAACAATCCAAGGAGAATTAGCCGCTTGCCAAAGATACTATTACCGCGCAACCCCAGCCAATTCCTATTATTCTTTTGGGTCAGCATTTTCTAATGCGACTACAACAATGTTAGGATTAGTTCCTTTTCCCGTAACAATGCGAATTGCACCAACTGCTTTAGAGCAACGCGGTACGGCTTCGGAATATGGTATTCAACAAGGTGCAACTGGAATTACCTGTAGTGCAGTGCCAGCGTTTTCCAATGCAACAACATACAATAGTTTGGTTCAATACACAGTTGCATCTGGTCTAACCATTGGTCAAGCAGGATTGCTTAGAAATGAAAACAATATAACCGCCTTTCTTGCTTGGAGTGCTGAACTATGAGATACGAACTATTATCAGTAAATGATGCAGGTCAAAAGATTTATGCTCGCATAGATGATGACGGCTTATGCCGTGTTACTTGCACAGAGGAAAACCCCGATTATCAGGCTTGGTTGAATCCTGAAGCGGAACAATCCACACCGAGTTTGACTGAGTAGTATTTGCCTACTTGACAAGGTATGCCATAATAGTATATGGGCAATTTGCCACAACATAAGGGGACACAATGGCTAAAGTAAACAAGGGAACACTGGCAATTGGCTGGTGTGACAACGGTAACACTGATGGTAAGTTCACAGAAGGTGTCGTCAGCGTAGCTCTACAGTGCGCTAACAATGGCATCGAACTGACCCACAGTATGCGAGTACAGGGTAACCAGATTGGCAGACAACGCCAGGTTCTGTTTGACTACTGGGCTGACCAGATTAAAAGCGACTGGCTTCTATGGATTGATTCAGATATTGTAATCGACATGGGAGTAGTTACTAAACTATGGAACGCAGCTGACAAGATTAATCGACCAGTAGTTAGCGGTACATACTTCATCTCCAAGGAGCATGAGGGCACATTGGCTAAGCCATACCCAGCATTGTTTTACAATGTTGATGAGTTTAGTATCCAGCACGTACATCCACTGCCACCCGATGAACTAATTAAGGTAGATAGTGCAGGCTTTGGTTTTGTGTTGATGCACAAGTCAATCATCGCACCTATGCGTGAGAAGTTTCCAGACCAGTCGATGTTTGCTGAGCAAGAAAACGTTGGCGACAGGTATGTAGGTGAAGACATTGTCTTCTTCCGTAAGATGCAAGAAGCAGGAATCCAATTACATGCACACACTGGTGCATTAGTACGACACATTAAACGATTCTCGCTAGATGTTGGGTACTATGATATGTACTGGACACTAGATATGATTAAACAAAGAGCGCAAGAAAAACAACAACAAGGCTAAGGAGTCTACGTGGCTGGTCGTGATATTACCGAAGGTCGTGCAACGCGAGCTATTGCTGTTGACGTAGGTGTAGTTGCTACATCTGCTATCTGGCAAAACACTGATGTGGCATATGATACCGCTGTTGGCGGTATGCCATTCATCTATGCAATCAATGACGCACGCCCGTATAT